ACAGAGATTACGACGGCAATCCATTTAGCATGGACAAAGATCATTCTTATTCTCAACACGATATTGGTATTCTAGATGGATTCGATGAATATGTAGCTAAAGTTAAGAAAGCTTCTTATTATGCAGTTAAAGAATTTGAAATGAGAAAGGCAGCTTTCCAATGGCAAAGAGCTCAAACAGCTAAGTCTGGTACTTTAGACATGAATAAGATTCATGCTTATAAGTATAACGAAGACATCTTTGCTAGAGTCACACATTTAGCAGATGCAAAGAACCACGGAATGATCATGCTTGTTGATCTTTCAGGATCTATGTACGATACGCTATATGCAGTGATTGATCAGATATTCCACCTAGCTGCATTTTGCAAAATGACTGCTATACCTTTTGATGTGTATGGTTTTACAACAGGTGGCAGAGAGAAAGACAAATTCAGAAGAGATGGATCAGTTCAATTCGACCAGTTAAGAATGCCTCAATTGTTAAGTTCTTCTCTTAAGTCTTCTGATTATAATCGAGCTCTTAAAGAGTTATACATGAAGTACAGAGCTTATTCTTCTTGTTCAAACACATGGACTGGAGATTATAGTGAAGTAGGATACTTTGATTATAATGCAGTTGATTCTCAGTACGAAGTACTAGGATCTACTCCTCTAAATACTTCTCTTATGGTCACTCATAAGCTTATTAAGAAGTTTAGAGCTAAGCACGGCATCGATAAAATGAACCTGATTGTTTTATCTGACGGTGATACTAATAGCACATATGCCCATAGAGATGGAACTCTTGCTGGTAAGCAAACAAGCACTAGCTACGGAAATTCAGTTCAACTTTTAATTGAAAACAAATGGGTGAGCTGTAAAGGTACTGGTGTAGGTATGACTACATCTCTTCTAGAGAATATTAATAAGAGATATGGTTGTACAACTCTTGGTTTCTTTGTTGGATCTAACCCTTATGATTTCCAATCTAAAGTTAGACAAATTGAAGATTCTTATAATTACGATAATAAGTCTATCAATAAAGAATATAGAAAGTACAAATGTGTCACTAGAACTAATGTCCTAGGATACAACGAATTCTATCTAGTTAAAAGTGGTAAATCACTTGAAGCTAGTGATGATGGTTTTGAAGTGGAAGAAGATGCTTCGACTGCAAAAATAAGGTCTGCTTTTAAGAAGTCAGCAAACAGTAAGAAAAAGAATAAAGTCTTACTAACTAACTTTGGTAGAGCAGTAGCATAAAAAAAAGTGAAAAAAAGTGAAAAAAACTGTTTACTTCCTCGATTACTTGTGGTATAATAGACAGTATAAATGATAAAAAGTTGATTAAGGAGTTATATTATGAAATCATTTGAAGAGCTAAAAACCTCAACCCAGATAATCCTGAAGGAGCTTGCAAAAAGGTTCCCAGATTCTGTTGAGTTCAAGAAAGCGGTCATAATGGATGTCGCTAAAGAAATGGGATATACCGGAAAGGACTTTGATCCTTTGGTTCAAGCAGAACACCGAGTTAAAATTGGTACTTACAATTTTGCTTCGTACATTGAACCTCTTAGGTCTCAAATCGTTCCCCAAACAAATTCAGCTGTAGCAATGGCACCAGCTTCGGTAGTTAATGCCGATAGGAACTTTGCTGAAGCTGATCCAACTTTTGTTCCATGGGGAGCTTATACCGATATGGTTAAAGTTATGAAATCTGAAATGTTCTATCCGGTTTACGTTTCTGGTCTATCTGGAAATGGTAAAACATTTATGGTAGAACAAGCTGCCGCTAAGATCGGTAGAGAATTCATCAGAGTTCAAATCAATCCTGAAACGGATGAAGATGATTTGATCGGTGGATTTAGATTGGTTAACGGCGAAACAGTTTTCGCTAAAGGTCCAGTTCTTAAAGCAATGGAGAACGGAGCAATCCTTCTTCTTGACGAGATCGATAGAGCTACTAACAAGATCATGTGTCTTCAAGGTATTCTTGAAGGTAAGCCAGTTCTAGTTAAAAAGACTGGTGAGATTGTTAAACCAGCTAAAGGCTTTAATGTAATAGCTACGGCTAATACTAAAGGTAAAGGTTCTGAAGACGGTAGGTTTACAGCCGCTTCGATTATTGATGAAGCTTTCCTTGAAAGGTTTACGATCTCAGTTGATCAAAAATTCGCTTCGCCAGCTATTGAGAAGAAAATTCTTAATAAGCACTTTGATAAGTATGGTGTTAGCGATACTGAATTTACTACTAAGCTAGTAGATTGGGCTGACATCATTCGTAAAACTTTCTACGATGATGGTGTTGATGAAGTTGTTTCAACAAGAAGGCTATGCCACATTGTTCAAACCTTCTCTATCTTCGGTGATAAAATGAAGTCTATTCAGCTTTGCTTAAATAGATTCGACGATGATACGATCGAAGCTTTCCTAGATCTTTATACTAAGGTCGATTCAGGTGTAGAGATGAATACATCTACAGACGAAGTCGATCCTGAAGATCTAGCTAACGAGACTTATAATGATAAATTATAAATTTAACGAAGGTGAGCTCTGCAAAGAGCTCGCCGAATACATAGATAAGACCTATGATTCGCACTATAGTAAAAACAAATTTCAGTCTACTGAATTCATTGTTGATTGCGGACATGGTATAGGTTTTGCAATTGGTAATATATTGAAGTACGCACAGAGGTACGGACGTAAAGGATTGCCCGAAGATCACAGGAAAGATCTCATGAAGGTATTGCACTATGCGATAATCGCTTTATCTATTCATGACGAGGAAAATAATGAAACTAAGTAATAGTACAATAGAAGTATTGAAAAACTTCTCCTCGATTAATCCAAATATATTGATCGAGCCAGGTGAAACCCTTAAAACAATATCTGAAGCCAAGAATATAATGGCTGTAGCAGAAATCAACGACACTTTTAGTACGGAGGTAGGGATATACGATTTAAATGAATTTTTATCAGCATACGGATTAGTTGATGATCCCGATATAGTATTCGGACAGACTGACCTAGATATTATGTGTGGAAATGCCCGTGTAAGATACGCGTATTCATCTAAAGATATTCTTACGTATCCTCAAAAGGATATTAATCAACCAGACTACGAACTATCATTGAATCTATCTCAAGATCAGTTAGATCAAATTAAACGTGCGGCTAGCGTGTTAGGTCACAGTGATCTAGAGATTAATGGTGAAGATGGTGTAGTAACGTCAAAAGTTTTTGATGAGAAAGATAGTACAGCAAACACGTTTGAATTAGCAATAGATCCTTCTAATGCTTGTAAAAACAAGTTTAGCTTTGTATTTCACATTCCAAATCTTAAGCTTTTACCTGGAGATTATTTTGTAACGATTTCGAAACAACTAATCTCAAACTGGCAAAACACAAGTTTTCCAGTAAATTATTTTATCGCTTTAGAAAAAGCGTCGGAGTTTCATGTATAAATATATACAGAGAAAGAATTCACATATATCATTTAATGATTATGGGGATATAGGGGTGATGCCAATGGTTGGGTCACCGAATATAGTCTACTTGCAAGGAGAATAAAATGACTGAAGAAGTAGTAAATACTGAGCAGGGCCAAGCTCCAGGATTATCTCTTCAAGACATTGCGACTGCTGTACAGATCATTGACATCTGTTCTAGACGTGGTGGTTTTGAAGGTCCTGAACTCGCATCCGTTGGAGGATTGAGAGAAAGGTTTGTAGCATTTGTTAATGCTAACGCACCTAAAGACGAGCCGGCTCCTGAAGGCGCAGTGCCTGAAGCAGATTCAGATTCTGATTCTGACGACTCATAGCTTAAAGGTGGGGTAGCGCCCCACCCACACATTTAAGGATATATTATGGAAATTAGTGAAGCACGAGAGTTATATGCCGCTCTAACAAAAGGCACAGTCACAGTAACATTTCAAAAGGTTAACTCTGAAGAAGTAAGAGTTATGCCATGTACATTAAATCCCGTAGTTCTCGAAGCTAACGGAGTCACATCAGATATTCAATTTACTCCAGATGGAATGGAGCATTTTGCTGTATGGTCTCTCGATAAAGATGCTTGGAGAAGCTTTCGTCTTAGTACCGTACTCGGTTGGGAGGTATTAGGTGAGTGAATTTCTATGGGTAGAAAAGTATAGACCTAGAACGATCGAAGACTGCGTTTTACCAGCAGACATCAAATCAACTTTTATAGATATTGTTAACGGAGGTGAACTTCACAATATGCTATTCACGGGATCTCCCGGTCTCGGTAAAACAACTGTCGCGAAAGCACTTTGTGATGAACTAGGTTTAGACTCCCTCATGATCAACGGATCTGAAGAGGGTAATATAGATACATTGAGAACTAAGATTAAACAGTTCGCATCAAGCGTATCTTTACAAGGTGGATATAAGGTAGTTATTCTCGATGAGGCTGATTACCTTAATCCACAATCAACTCAACCTGCTCTTAGAGCATTTATCGAAGAATTTTCTAAGAACTGCAGGTTTATACTTACATGTAATTTCAAGAATAGGATTATAGAACCACTGCATTCCCGTTGTTCTGTTATTGATTTTACTATCCCTAAACATGATAAACAAAGACTAGCTTCAGTTATGATGGCTAGGCTTATGGACATGTTATCACAAGAAAACGTCAAGTTCGATATGGAAGTACTATCAGAACTTATGATGAAACATATGCCTGATTGGCGAAGGGTCATCAACGAACTTCAACGTTATGGGACTAATGGAAGTATAGATACAGGTATACTTGTTCAAATTTCTGATATAAGTCTAGAATCCTTAATGAAGGATTTAAAGCAGAAGAATTTTAAAGGTATGCGACAATGGGTTGCCGACAATATAGATCAAGAGCCAGCATCTTTATTTAGAAAGATATACGACTCAATGAACGAATATGTCGATCCAAAGTCGATACCGCAATTGGTGCTAATCTTAGCTGATTATCAATACAAAGATTCCTTTGTAGCAGATCACGAGCTAAATTTGGTAGCGTGTTTAACTGAAATTATGGCAGGAGTCAAGTTTAAATGAGTGTAGAAATACATGTATTTAAAACTTACTATGAAGGCGGTAAAGAAGGTCCAAAACGATTGTGGGTATACGAAGACGGTAAAGTAGTGAATCAACATAAGGCTACAGACAGCTGGGATGTTGAAAGAATAAGAAATAATTATGAGGCCAGTCTAAATGAACCCGTTCGACTTCTTGAAAGCCATTAATGTAAGTAAAAAGAATCTTATAGTAGATGATTTAACAGAGGCAGAGTATAAGCCCTTTCTAACGAATAGAGCTTTATCATACTTTCCAGATACTGTACTTTATGCTAACGAAATGAACGTAAACGGGCACCTAGATGGTCGTCTTCAGTTTGATTTTTTTATAAATATAATTAAGAAAAGAAACAGATGGTCTAAATGGCTTAAGGCAAGTGAGATAGACAATCTTGAAGTAATAAAAGAATATTATGGGTATAGCAATGAAAAAGCTAAATCCGTTTTATCATTATTAGATAATAATCAAATTGAAGAATTGAAAAGAAGGATTTATAAAGGTGGAAGAACAAAGTCAACCAATCAATAACTGGGTTCCGGCAGATATGCTGGAAATAACATTAAACGAGCCTGACGATTTTCTAAAGGTCAGGGAAACCCTTACACGTATCGGAGTAGCTTCTAGGAAAGACAACAAGCTATTCCAATCATGTCATATACTGCATAAACAAGGCAGATATTTCATCGTACATTTTAAAGAATTATTTTTACTAGATGGTAAACCAAGTAATCTAGTAGAAAACGATATTCAGCGTAGGAATACAATTGCTACGTTGTTAGCCGATTGGGGATTAGTATCAATACTAAATCCTGATATGGCGAAGGAGATAGCACCACTACGTCAGATTAAGGTAATACCTTATAAAGATAAACATATGTGGGAGCTATGTCCTAAGTATAATATTGGTAATTCTTCTAAATCAGAAGATTAACTCGTATAAATACTATCTGAGGAATGCCACGGGTGTGGGTTCCAAATAACCTTGCTATTTAATAGGAGGAAAATAAAATGGTAAGAAATACTTTGAACGTACCGCGTTCGTTATTTGTAGGCTTCGATAGCCTCTTTGAAGATCTAGAAAGAATTCATAATTCTGCAAGATCTGGTTCTGATAACTACCCCCCTCACAATGTTGTGAAAATCGATGAGGAAAAATTTCTCATTGAGCTAGCTTTGGCTGGTTTCAAGAAAGAAGATGTCTCGGTCGAGGTTAAGGATGGGATATTAAGAATCAAGGGTGAGATGCCTGATGATGATCGTGATTTCGCTTATAAAGGGATTTCATCCCGCAAATTTGAGAAAAGCTTCCGCCTCTCAGAATTTGTTGTAGTAGATGGTGCTGACTTTCAGGACGGAATACTTGTAGTGTATGCTAGAGTTGAACTGCCTGAAGAGAAGAGACCTAGGGAGATCAAAATCGGATCTGCTGGGGCATCAACAAAGAAGTCTTATAGTAAATAAGACCAATTAGCGAAAACTCAGTAGACAAGTTTAACTTATTTACTGGGAGATTGATATGGGCTACATAAGAAAGCACAAACAATCTATAAGATCCGGATTCGAATTATTCGCTGTATTATTCTTTACAATAGGAATAGCACCAGCCTTAATGTTCTTAGCCGGATTAAATTAGAACTCGTAAGCCCCTTTGAAAAAAGGGGTTTACATTTGATTGAAACTGTGGTATAATAGTATAGTTATGAAATTTTACACAAATGTATCTCGTTATGGACAAATGCTACTTTATCGTGGCATTGAAAACGGTAATCGCGTCCAGCGAAAAATTAAATTCAAACCTACTTTATTCGTGACCTCCCCTAAGGGCACGTGGAAATCACTAGATGGAAAACAAGTCGCGCCACTTAAATTCGAAGGCATGCGCGAAGCCAAGAAGTGGGTCGATGAAAACTCTAAGGTAGCCGGAAGAAATATCTACGGTAATCTTAGACACACCTTTGCCTTCATAAACGAACAATTTCCTGGATCTATTGAATTTGATAGATCTAAAATCAACGTTACTTCGATCGATATCGAGGTAGCATCCGACGACGGGTTTCCTGAGCCTAACGATGCGCTTAAGGAAATAACCGCCATTACAATTAAAAATAATATCGATAATACTTACTATGTCTGGGGCCGTGGTAATTATGATGTAAGTAAATCGATTATGAAAGACAATCGGGTGGTCTATAAAAAATGTGATAACGAGACTGAGCTCCTTAAACATTTCATAACACATTGGTCTACGCCTTCACATACTCCTGACATTATTACAGGTTGGAACACCCGATACTTTGATATTCCATATCTGGTAAATCGTATTAATCGATTAATGCCAGATGAAACACACAAGCTTTCTCCATGGGGAATGGTCACTCCAGACGATCAACGCGGTAAAGCTTCTAGAGTATCTTATCATCTAGATGGCATCGAACATTTAGATTACATGGAAATCTTTAAAAAGTTTTCGTACCAATACGGTCCACAAGAATCATATTCACTTAATCATATATCGCACGTAGTTCTAAACGAACAAAAGCTATCGTACGATGAACATAAAGACTTACATACTCTTTATCTTAAAGACTATCAAAAGTTTATTGATTATAATATTAAGGACGTTGAACTAGTCGATCGTATGGAAGATAAGCTAGGACTTATTACTTTAGTTCTAACAATGGCTTATCGTGGTGGCGTAAACTATATGGACACATTAGGCACAACCGCTATATGGGATACTCTAATCTATCGTGATTGCTTCGAAAATAAAATAGCAATTCCGCTTCCAAAGAATCAAAACAAAACTGCATATCCAGGTGGTTACGTTAAAGAACCTCATATTGGAATGCATAAGAACGTAGTAAGCTTCGATCTTAATTCTCTATATCCATCTATCATTATGCAATATAATATGTCACCCGAAACATTAGCCGACGGTGAATTTGCATCGTTAGATGTAGATAAGATTCTCAATACTCCGGATGTTGTCGATAACAAAGGTAAAGCCGTTACAGCTTCAGGCCAATATTTTAATATCGAAACTCCAGGTGTAATGCCTAAGATTGTAGCAAATATGTATGCTGATCGTGTTCGAGTTAAGAATCAAATGCTTGAATCCAAGCGTGAATTACAATCTGTAGATTCTGAAAACAAACAAGAAATATATCGTATCGAGCGTGATATAGCGCACTTTGAAAACGAACAAATGACTATTAAGCTATTACTTAATTCTCTTTATGGCGCAATGGGTAATAGATTCTTTAGGTTCTTTGATCAACGTATCGCCGAAGCTATTACACTTACAGGTCAATTGTCTATTCGCTGGGCTGAACTAGCTCTTAACGAATATCTTAATAAGATTCTTAAAACGGATAACGAAGACTATGTTATAGCTATCGATACTGATTCTTTATATGTCAATATGGATCCATTAGTTGTAGCAACTAACGCTCAGGATCCTGTAGAATTCTTGGATAAAGCCGCCTTAAACCTTGAAGATGCTATTGATAAAGCATATAAAGATCTCTTTGATCGTATGGGTGGTACTGTAAATAAAATGGTTATGAAGCGTGAAGTCATAGCCGATCGTGGCATATGGACAGCTAAAAAGCGATATGTCCTTAATGTATTCGACAACGAAGGTGTAAGATATAAAACGCCTAAGCTAAAGATCATGGGTATTGAAGCTATTAAATCTTCTACTCCCGAGCCTTGTCGTGACGCACTAAAACAAATGTTTAAGATCATTGTATCTCAAGACGAAAAGGCAGTTCAAACTGCAATCGATCAATTTAAAGAATACTTCAAAACACTGCCCGCTCACGAAATAGCCTTTCCAAGAGGCGTAACCGATATTCGCAAGTGGCATCAAGCAGGCAATAAGCCATATAGTAAAGGCACGCCTATACACGTGCGTGGCAGCTTGCTATACAATAAAGAATTAAGTAAAAACCAATTAGACAAAACATATGAATTAATTAACAACGGGGATAAGATTAAATATCTTTATCTTAAAAAGAATAATCCTTTAGGCGAGAATGTTATCGCGTTTCGAGACTTCCTTCCTAAAGAATTGAAATTGGATCCATATATCGATTTCGAATTACAATTTGAAAAAGCGTTTATAGATGCAATTGAACCTATATTAAAAGCAGTTGGCTGGACGTCAGAACAACAAATGACTCTAGATATGTTTTTTAATTAATGGTTTACATTTAATAAAAACTGTGGTATAATATACACAAGGGAAAAAAATGAGTAATAAAAATATAAAACTAATGAGACTAGTCTCCGGCGAGGAGATTATAGCTGAAATCACAAATTCATCTAAAGACAACTATACTGTTAAAGATGCAATTGTGATGATACCAGCAGGGGAAGGCAAAATAGGCTTTATGCCGTGGATGCCTTATACAAAAGCAAATAAAGGTTTAAACGTAAGAAAACAAGATGTTATGTTTATGGTTGAACCAATGGAAGATCTTGTAGATCAATTCATACAAGCAAGATCTGGAATCACTACACCACCGAAAGGAATTATAACCGGATGAAAATAAGATCTAAATGGGTCCAAGATATTGCAGAAATGCAAGAGAAATACGGCGTACGCAAGTGGGTCGAAGATCCAGCTAATAAAGATAAGCTTAAAGACTTTATGGCATTTAGGCTCGACTTCATAGAAGAAGAATTCGAGGAAACACTTTTAGCATTTGCTGAACAAGATCCAGAAGAAATTGTAGATGGACTTATTGATATATGTGTTGTAGCAATTGGAACTCTATTAGCGTTTGATGTAGATCCTGATCAAGCTTGGGATGAAATACATAAAGCTAATATGAATAAAGAAGTAGGTGTCAAAAAGTCTAGGCCTAATCCATTAGGATTGCCTGACTTAAGTAAACCTGAAGGATGGACACCACCTTCGCACAAAGGAAACCATGGGGATCTCACTAACAATATTTGATAACGTATTTGATAATACGACTATAAAGAGAATGGATTATGACTCATTCGAGCATTTTGAATCTGTTCTTGTTAGATTATCCAAAGCTACAAAATATTCTACTAAAAAGGAAGCGCCGCTTATAAGTCCAGCAGTTTATTTACCTAACACTACTCGTGCTAACGATAATGTAGTTAGTTGGGGTGGCTTTGGTATTATTGATGTAGATGATTTCGAAGGTGATATAGCAGACATTGAAAAGAAATACGAAAAGTATAAGTACATATGTTATTCAACTGCTAGTTCTACTAAAGAACATCCAAAGTTTAGATTAGTATTTCCATTGACCAAGTGGATAGATAAAGATGAAATAAAGCCTTTTTGGTACGCTTTAAATAAAGAAATAGGAGACATCGCAGATGCCCAAACAAAAGACCTCTCACGTATGTATTACGTTCCCTCAAGATATAGAAACAGTTTCAACTTCATCTTCTCCCATGATGGAGATGTTATGGACCCAGATGAAATCATGGTACGACACAAATACGTCTTACCATCTGAGAGCTTTTACGATAGACTTCCAGATGCCATTAAGAAAGGATTAATGGAACATCGTAAAGGTCAATTGACTAATACAGATATAACTTGGACAGGCTATAAAGATTGTCCTTTTGTTAACAAAAAGAAAGTAGAAGAATACAAAGGTTTAACCGAAGGTTGGTACTATGCTATGTATCAACTTATGGTATCTATTGCGGGTAATGCAATCAATAAAGGATACCCAATAACGGCTAAAGAAATCGAATTTCTTATTAGAGATTTAGATTCAGAAACAGGAAATTGGTACTTAAAAAGGCCGATAAATAAAGAAGCAGAACGTGCAATTGAGTTCGTTTTCAGGAATAATATATGAGAGCATGGCGAAAGAAAAATCTAGAAAATAGAAGAAGGGTGGCTCTTGAAACTTTAGAAAAAGTTAAAGAGCCTAATAAGAGACAAGAAGCGGAAATTGAAACGCTTAAAAAGAGGGTGAAAGCATGACAGAATTCTTTTGGTTCCCTCTTAATTCAATAGGGCTTCTAATTAATTTAGGACTCTGGTTTATTATACTATATAGTTCATATTCATTATTGAAAGCTATATGGAATAAAATAAAATGGAGGCCTGGTCCGAGGTGAGGTGCAGGGGCTGTAGCTCAGTAGGGAGAGCGACTGGTTTGCATCCAGTAGGTCGTAGGTTCGATTCCTATCAGCTCCACCAAGGTCACCAAGGTTAAAAGGTTAAATATGGAAGTAGAACAATGGCTAGTAATATTCGTAGTAATAGCAACAATATGGGCACTATCATGATAGACTATAGTAAATTAGAAGCAATGATTTTAGCGTACCCGAACGATAAAGAATTAGGAGCTTTCGTAAGATCTTTATATTGGGAAGAACAACGTAGAAAAGAATTAATAAAACAACAAACAGATCCAAGACATAATCAATGGTAAAATTTCTAAAAGCTTTAAAGAATTTTGTTAGTCCATCTTATTGGGCTGAGAAGATAGGAAGAAAATCAGGCTTATATGATAAGGCTGAAAACAGTAAACTTCGTAAATGGGCTGATAGTCTAGAAGGATGGCAATGGTGGGTATGGCAATTAGGAGTAGGATTTCTAGTTCTTATTGTTATCGAAGCATTGCTTAATACCTTTGGAATGACTATACTACCGTGGAGATAACCGCTGTTAATGGTATAGCTCAAACCTATATTAAAAAATATAGTGTTGATAGAGTGTACGCCTCCGAGGACGGAAAGAAGAAAGTGGATCAGACCGTTTACACTGTTACGGTTTATGATTCAAATGGAATATTGACAACAGTGACAAACTCACATAAGATTAATTATGTAGTTTAGGAGACGATATGAAAAAAGATAGAAAATGGTTTGATATAACATGTGGAGTATTAGTTTTTATTGCCCTAGTATTAGTTGCAAATAAAGCATGGGGATACGACGCAAACGGCGGAAGATATTGTTTAGCACAAAACATTTATTTCGAAGCTGGTAATCAACCTTTCTCAGGTAAATTAGCCGTGGCTAATGTGACTATGAATAGGGTAGATGATTTACAATTTCCAAATGAAATATGTGATGTAGTATATCAAACAAAACAATGGAGAGAGTCTTGGAGAGGCGTAATGGTTCCAGTTAGAGGACAATGCCAGTTTAGTTGGTTTTGCGATGGTAAATCCGACGACCCTAAAGATTCTGTTACGTGGTTAGAATCAATTAGAGTAGCAGACTTAGTATTACAGAATGATATACTTGATATAACAGATGGTGCTTTATATTATCATGCGGATTATATATATCCATATTGGGCCGATCACCTAGAAAGATTAGTTCAAATTGAAGCACATATCTTTTATAAATAAAATAGAGGAAAAAAATATGCCAAGAAAAGCAAAGAATAAAACAATCAGAAAAGCTGCTAAGAAAGCTAAAGAAGAGTTTTCTGATCCGGTTAATGCTGGAGAAGAGTTTAAACCTAATCTAAAAGCTGATGTTAAAAAAGCACCTACTAAGACTGTTAAGAAAAGAAAACAGGAAAGTGCAACTAACATGGAAAAATTAGGTTGGCTCGGTGAGTGGATGTGTCAAGAACATTTAAGTATCGAGTTAGGTTATGACCCTAAAGAAGATCATCATCCTACTAGAAACAACAAGTTCGATTCAGAGAAAGATGGAAGAGATCCTAACGGAAGAACTGTAGAGATTAAAACTCAAAACAGACATCCAAGAGGATACTTTACTATTCCTGAAAATCAACTTAAGAAATGTACAGAAGTTGAACGCTTAATCTTTGTTGAATACGACAACACTAATGTTATTCAACTTTGGGAATGTTCTGATAGATCTTACGAAAAAATTAAACTTAAAGATGGTGGATCTAGAATAGGATTCCCTATTAGAAGTATGCAGCTTCTACTTAAATCAGCCAATGAAGATCTAGCTCAAGAATTTAGAGCATTTTCATCTTCAGCAGTTATTAAGAAAGACTAATCTATAAATAGTACTTTAACTAATAATTGGGAGATTATTATGTACGAGTACAGAGTAAATATAGTGAAAGTGGTTGATGGCGACACAGTGGATGTGGATATAGACTTAGGTTTTGGTGTTATGTTAAATGATGAAAGAGTGAGAATAATGGGTATCGACACCCCTGAAAGTAGAACTAGAGATAAGGTCGAAAAGGTTTTTGGTAAAGCTGCAAAGAAAGCTTTACAGGATATATTAGGCAAAACGTCAATTTTAAAAACTCAAATCAATAAAAACGGCGAAGACATGAAAGGTAAATTCGGAAGAATCCTTGGTGACTTCATAATTGACCGTAACGGTGAGAGTATAAGTGTTGTACAAGCCTTAGTTGAAGACGGTCATGCAGTAGAATACTTCGGTGGTTCTAAAGATGATGTTAAAGCAGCACATATGGCTAATCGTAAAAAGCTTATTGATGAAGGCGTTGTTGATATGGACTATGCTACAGCAGGAATTCAAGCTCAAGGACAAGCAGCATTTAATCCATAAAAAAAAGGTTTACATTACCATAAAACTGTGGTATAATACTATATAATAAAAGGTGAATTAGATTATGATTGATAAAGCATTAGTGGCGCAAGTTGTAGATCGCCAAATCGAAGGATTAAAAAGTGTTAAGGAGTTTACTCAAACTCCAGAATACACAGAACTACTAGGAGAACTTTCCTACTGTTTAGAAGTTAATAATGGAAGAATATTTATTAGCGGTGTAGGAAAGAATTCTAATATAGCAACAAAGATATCCGAATCAATGGCTTCATTAGGAGTTAGATCTGGATATATCAACCCAACAAATTATCTTCACGGCGATGCCGGTTATATTGAAGATAATGATTTAGTAATACATATTTCTAGGAGTGGAAAGACAGATGAAATGCATGCAATGGCCAGGCATTTATATGCTAATCGTCCGCACATTAACCAGTATTTAATTCATGCGAATGATACTGAGGAATTCTTTCACGCATATTTCACTAGATCAATATTGATTAAAAATATTAAAGAAGGTGATCACCTAGAAACAGCACCGAATACTAGCACAACAGCATTTTTATGTTTGCTAGATACTATTACTGCTGTATTATCTCAACACTTAGGATTTACTAAAGAAGATTTCCTAGCATTTCACCCGGGAGGAAACTTAGGCGCTAGCCTTAAAGATGAATTGAATGTTTAACGTTATTATATTATCATCCGGCTTAAGCACTCGCTTGAAGCCTATCACAAACGAAATACCAAAACTATTAGTTAACGTAGGTAAAGAAACTGCATTACTAAGACAATATAAGTTCTGGAAACAATACAAAGATTTAGATACTATTTACGTAGTTATTCATCCTAAGTATATAGCTTTAGTTGAAGCTTATATTGAAATGAATAAACTCGAAGGTATTGAAATCATCGGTGAACCCGAATCTAAAGGATCATTTAAAGCTATACGTAATGCTGTTAAATATCATCCAGAATTATCAAGTAATGTTTTTCTTAATTGGTCTGATTTAATTCCATTAAGCTTAGATTGGCCAAATTTGTCTTGGGACGAAAGCTTCACGAAGCGCGCTGAAATTAGAGAAGGCGAATCTTATGTATATACGTATGGTAATAATCACAGATATAATATCAATAAAGAAGATGAAATACACAACGTAGGTTCTGGCGGTAATGTTCCAGGATTATATTACGTAAATGAAATGCCTGACTTTAGTAATGCTAAAGACGGTGATGACTTTATAGATCATATTATAGGTAAAGGTTATAAACAACTGCCTTGTGCTTTAATTGATTTCGGTGATATGACTAAACTAGTTAAAGCGGAATCTGAAGAGCAAGTATCTAGAGAGTTTAACGATGTTGTTATCGGAGATGATGTTGTTATTAAAAGAGCAATGAATTCTAAAGGTAAAGAACTTCAAGCAAAAGAACTTAGATGGTATTCTAAGAATCCACCGAATACTCCTAAGATTCTAGAATCAGATGAATTCTCTTTTACTATGATGAAAGCTTCTGGACAACCATTATATAAAGTATATGAAGATGGCCTAGAACATAAAGCACTTAATGCCTTAGCTGCGTTACACGATACCAATCATCAAAAGGTAAATCAAAAGATAGTTCAAAGAGATATTAAGAAAGAAGTAGTTGAAAAGACATATGAACGTAAAGCAGCTATTCAATCTCTCCTAGATTCTTTCGGTAAAATAGAATCTGTTAATGGTAAAGCTTTAATTGATTTTGATGAGATGTGTACGATCTTATATGATAGATTGTCTTGGTTTAATAGATCAAGAGGTAAATATGCATTTATACACGGCGATCCTAATTTCAGTAATACAATGTGGGATGGTAGAAAAATATCTTTCATAGATCCTAGAGGATACTTTGGTGAAACTAAACTCTACGGTCCAGAAACATATGACCAAGCTAAAGTATTATATGCATTAAGTGGATACGATAACTTTAATGCTGATTCTAATTTCACATACGAAATAGATGGTACCAATCTTAAATTAAATATTCCGGCCCTAACTTCGATTAAGAATTTAGATCCTAGAACTAACAAAACTTTTAATGAAGAAGTATATCATTGGCTAGCTTTAATCTGGGTTAATCTCGGAGGATACTTTAAGAATAATCCTCTCAAAGCTGTATTGGCTTATTACTATGGATTACACTTAGCAACTTGGTGTATTGAAGATATATTTCCAAAGAAAAGAAACGGATATAATGAGTTATATCAACCTATAGATTTAGTTATACATACTAAAGTTCCTTTTAAATGGTTCTTATATGATGACGAAAAAGATAAAAACTATATAGGACAAAGTGATGGTCCTAATATGATGTGGAAGAAAGTATGAGATTTGTAATTGATATAGATGATACGATATCCGAATGGGATTGGGATAGAGACTATTTAAACTTTGTTCCTAAACCGGATACGATTAATAAGATAAACGAGTTATATGATAACGGACACTATATTATTCTATTTACTGCTCGAGGTATGATGAGCGCAAAGGGTAATTTAGATGATATAAATAATAGAATAAGGCCACCTTTAGAACAATGGCTGATAAATAATAATGTAAAACATCATGAATTGATTATGGGTAAACCAGCCGGTGATTATTATATAGACGATAAGAACCTTACTATCGATCAATTTGTTAATGGAGAATTTGAATGATAAAACACTTCCAAGGCAGTGATTTCGAAACTGTCTTTAAACAATTAAATTTCGAAATTCACGATAACCCAGAATATGTATTTGATTCTCGTATAGGTAAAACTCACGAGATTACAAACGCATCATTTGAAGTAGAAGACCCATCAACATATCATATGTTGAATCCTTTAATTAATAAGATTGATTATGGATATGCAGAAACATTCTACGATTTCATGATGTCTGGTGGTGGTATCGAAGAAGCACAACAAGCCTTTAAAGGAAATGAAAGTGCCCTTAAATTTGTCCAACCACCTGAAACGGACGCCCTTCCAAAGAACTTTAATACACTATACGGACCTAGAATAGTAAAACAATTACCTGATATTATTAATGAATTAGCAGCTAATCGAAATTCTAGAAGAGCAACAATGATGATTCTTAATCCGGATGATCATGCTCTATTACCTTTAGATGAGAAAATTGAATACCCGTGTTGTTTAAACGCGACGTATTTTATAAGAGATGATGCCTTAAATGTTCATGTAGATATGAGATCTCAAAATACTGCTGTAGTATTACAGATGGATATATATTTGCATGCTAGATTACAAAGGCATATACAACATGAATTAAATACGAGATTTGACGATGACCTTCGACTTGGAAAGTTCAGCTACCACATGGTCTCAGCCCACGTCTACGAACGTGATTTCGACTATGTCAATACTTGGTCCTAAGTTAATAGTACCAATATATTCTATGCGGTCGTATGAGACCGGGAAATACTCTATCCTGAAGGATGGTAATTTCAAACTACAAATTAATAGAATGAATTGGGACTATGATCTATTAGTTGTACCTGATAATATTGCTGATCTAGATGAATTTCTAGATTTAGGTATTCTTCCTATGTCTCAAATCATATTCGCAGAATACGGAGAAAACGCGTATGAAACACGTAAAATATTTTGGAATAAAAATCAAGCTGACCTCGATGTTCTTGGTTTGCCTATCGTTACTGATATTACTGGCTATACTGGTAATAACGAATTAATCAATAACTTTAATATAACTAAAGATCCAGAAGTATCTAGACCTTATATAGATGAGTTTATATACTCTGATGT